GCAATCTACAACGCCGTAACCAAGCGTGAGGCCAAGTGGCACCATGCACTAAACCAACAGAGAGTAGGCACTTGATGTACACTAAGGCACTGGCTGTAGCCCCGGGCGCAGGAATGCTTGCTATGACCGGCCCACTTGAGCTAGGATGGCTTCTAGTTGCAGGATTCACACTCGTATTCGCGGGGCTGGCACTGCTTCACATTCTGCCTCACTTCCGTAAGGCCAAGAATTAACTAAGAGAACGGAGTCGCAATGAGTACCGCAACCCTGCCCATTCTTCAGGCAATCGACGCGCTGATTGAGCGCGCTAACGAGCTGCACAAGGGTCTTCCTGAGGTGACCGTTGTGCTGGGCGCTGCTGGCTACACGAAGAAGAGTCAGGTGCACGGTCACTTTGCGCCTAACTCGTGGCGTACCGAGAAGGGTCAATACGATCACGAGCTGATGCTCTCTGGCGAATCGCTTAGGCGAGGCGCTGAGGAAACCCTCGGCACTCTGCTTCACGAGCTTGCACATGCTAAGGCCCATGCGGCTAAGGTCACTGACACGTCAAACAACGGGCGCTACCACAATAAGAAGTTCAAGGAGTTTGGCAACGAGCTGGGTCTTGAGCTTGAGAAGGTCGAGACAATCGGTTGGTCCAAGACTACCCTTGCTGAGGGAACTGCCGAGCTGTACAAGGATGGCCTTGACCTCCTGCGTGCAGCCCTAGTGAAGTACCGAGTTCCTAACTCGGAAAGCGGGGCAGCTACCAAGAAGCCTAAGAAGTTCCTGATGCAGTGCCCCGAATGTCTTGATCCTATCCAGATTACGAAGAAGTGGGGCGAGCGTCAGCAGTTCAATGTGTTCTGCCAGACACACGAGGTTGACTTCGAGTTTTACGAGGAAGACCCGGATGGCGAATAGCTATATTCACGCACAGGCGTCGGCCCGCCACTTCGGCGGGACCCCCGAGGATTACATCAAGATTCACGAGTGGATCGACCAGTTTAAGAGCGTGGTGGGGGATGTGCGACACCGTTCATTCCTGCACCACACTAAGGGCCCCTGGATGGCCCAGGAAGTATTCGGGCACTACATTGAGGTGTATGATGCCAAGAAGGAACGCACGATCAAGGTCATGGTCCGAGATGTGGCTGAGAATCACATTGTAGAAGACCTAGGCTTTCTTCCAAGCCCGGACGACTGGGTTTCCTGCATGGAGTGCAAGGTCTGGATGGGCGGCAAGAAAAACAAGTACATCGGTCGTGAAGAGCTGAGGGAAGCGACCGTCTCTGTATACAACCCCTCACGAATCACTAATGGAGGCAACTAATGAGCAACGAGAACCTGAAGATCGACCGACCCATTGAGGGTGACATTACCCGCTACACCGGTAGCGAGCGTGTGGAGCAGGGCACTGCTGCCGAGTTCCTTGCAGCTCTCGACGCAGTTCTGAGCATCGAGGGCGTCGATTCTGTGCGCTGGGACCAGTACACGCCGTACTTTAACGACGGTGACCCCTGTGAGTTCGGAGTCAACGAGCGCGGTGTCAAGTTCGTTGACGGTGACGATGAGGCTGGTGACTACGAGGACGGGTACGTTGGAACCTGGGCGCTGACGTATGCCAGCAACAGCGGATACCCCTACCGTCCCGAGAACGTTACGGATGAGCAGACTGCGGCCCTTGTCGCTGCCGAGCTGAACTTTGACCGGTTCGAGGACGTGCTCCGCGAAAACTTTGGCGACCCGGCAGAGGTTACGGCCACCAAGGATGGATTCAGCGTCGAGTATTACGAGAACGACTAATTTAACCAAATAGCTTGACCTGATAGCCCGAGTCGATTAGACTCGGGCTATCGGCATTTACGAGAGACTTTGGAGGAAGATAATGACTGAACTGATCCTTACCCGCGGGGTTCCCGCCAGTGGCAAGAGCACCTGGGCCAAGACCCATGCCGCCCTCTACGGGTACGTCCGCGTCAACCGCGACGACATCCGTAAGGAGCTGCACCTGAAGCACGGCCAGGACGAGCAGCTGGTGACCAAGATTCAGCACAGCCGGGTCGAGGAGCTGCTGAGGAATGGTGTCCCCGTCATCGTGGACGACACGAACCTGGTTGCTCGCTTCGTCAAGGAGTGGCTGAAGATGGCGAAGCGTCTTGGTGTTCCCGTTACTTTCGAGGACTTCCCCATCGACTACCCGACCGCCTGTGCCCGCGACGACGGTCGATTCGACGACCAGGTGGGCCACGAGGTCATCAAGAGCTTCTTCGACCGCTTCGTGCGCAACGGTAAGCTGCCCGAGGTCCCGCAGCTGCCCACTGAGACGGTCGCTGCGTTCAAGCCCGCTGTGCGGGATAACAGTCTGCCCCAGGCGTACATTGTGGACACTGACGGCACTGTTGCACTCATGGATGGCCGCTCGCCGTACGACCCGACTCTGTACCACACTGACAAGCCCAATGAGGACGTGATTGCGCTTGTCGTTAGCCTTTGGGAGTTGGGATACACGATTATCGGCGTGTCTGGTCGTGACGAGGACTACCGAGAGGCTACCGAGAACTGGTGGCACGACCAGGGTGTGCCGTTCGAGGAGTTCTACATGCGCCCGTCCGGCGACAAGCGCAAGGATGACATCATCAAGGATGAGCTTTACGAGAAGCACATTGCTGGGCGCTACAACGTCATGGGTGTGCTCGACGACCGTGACCGCGTGGTGGCTATGTGGCGCGCTAAGGGCCTGACTGTGTTCCAGGTCGCGGACGGTGACTTCTGATGGAGGCACTGAAGACGTTTCTGACGGGAATCGCAGCCATTGTGCTATTTGCCTACATTTTGTTTATTGCAGGTGCACTAGGATATACGGTGGCCTACGGGTTCGATTGGTATACCCTTGCCGCCCTGCCTGGGTGGACATGCGCTGCAACTATCTTCATTATGGCCCTGGGTTCTTTCATCCGGGGCGAGCCCAATCGCAGCGACTGGTATTAAGCCCATGCGGGTAATTTCAGGAATTATTTTTTCGCAGTATACGCGATATACGAATTAGGAGGCATGATGGATAAGACGTACGCAGTAGACATCCTTGACTGGGAGAAGCTGATGGAGCATGTGGAGCGCAAGGAGGTGACGATGCGAGAGCACCCCAAGTTCCCGTACCTGGTGATCTTTAACTACGCTGACATCGTGGCGTTCAAGGGTCTGTGGACCAATGAGACGCGACTGTCGCGTGGCCTGATTGTGAACATCGAGACGAACGAGGTCATCGCTAGGCCCTTTGCTAAGTTCTTTAACTACGGACAGCAGGGCGCGCCTGAGATTGACTTGGACACTCCTATTCACCACGTGGGCGACAAGTTTGACGGTTCCTTGGGTATTGTCTTCCGCAACCCCTACACGGATGAGCTGGAGGTCGCTACCCGCGGCAGCTTCTCCTCTGAACAGGCCCTACGTGCCACGTGGATGCTTGACGGATGGCTGGGCAGGCAGGAGACTTACCGCTTTTACATTGACGAAGGTCTCACGCCCCTGGTGGAAATTATCTACCCTGAGAACCGAATTGTTGTAGACTACGGCGATACAGAAGAACTTGCTGACCTTGGCGCTGTCCATAACAGTAGCGGCGCGTTCATCGCGCCACCCCGTGAGCCCATGTACGACCCTGTGACATTGCGTGACGTGCTGTCGCGCCCCAGCCGCGCTAACGCTGAGGGCTGGGTAGTTTGGCTTGACCATTACACGGCAGTAAAGATCAAGTACAGCGCGTACATCGAGCTGCATCGCATTGTCACTGGGCTGAACCGTAAGTCTGTGTGGCGAGCACTGAGCGAGGGCCACGACAAGTACCTTGCTCTGCTCGCACAGCTCCCCGATGAGCTGTACGCCTGGGCTGAGACTGTCGGCAACGAGCTGAACCGTTCCTACGCCCTGGAGATGCGCGCCATCGACGCAAACTACATCGTTCTGACTGAGATGTACGAGAACCGTGGTGGCAGCTTTGAGGAACTGGATCGCGCCCTGTTTGCCAGCCTTGTGCGAGACATTCAGATGCCTGCTAGCTACAAGTCGTTTATGTTCAGCCTGCTCGATGGTCGTGACATCCAGGAAAAGATTTGGAAGTCCATTGAGCCTGCGGGAGGTGAGCGATGAGCGCTACGCTTGTGTGGATTGCAGCCTTTGTGATTCTCATGTTTGTGGGGATTGTTAATGTGCCTATCTTCCTGATCGGGCTGGTAGTCTGCGTCCTATTCGACATCGTTAACCCGTTTGGGGATGACTACTGATGACTAGCCGCGAGTATGCTAACGATGTACCTGCCTGGGAAATCGAACAGCGCAAGATGGAAGCACTCGAATCCATTGCTGAGAGTTTGCGGGGAATCAACTTCATCCTTGACAACACCACCGCACCTAACGGTAGACTGGTGGTGTTGCAAGGGGAATACTAACTAAGGAGGACCATCCATGCCCAACCGTGGCGGGCGAGGTAAACAGTTCACCGTTCAGGAACAACTAGACCACTATGGTTTTGCTGTTGATGAAAACGATTGCTGGAACTGGCTAGGTCCTATCAATGGCTATGGGTATGGGTGGTTTTCTGCGCTGGGAGAGCGCAAGCTAGTTCATCGAGTAATGTTGGGGGACATTCCCAAAGATAAACTTGCGTGTCATACATGCGACAACCGTAAGTGCGGTAACCCTAGTCACCTTTATGCGGGTACGCACAAAGAGAACACCGCCGACATGGTAAAGAGGGGCAGGCAATCCAAGCTGCACGGTGAAAAGGGTGCGAATAGTAAGCTTTCAGCCTTGCAAGTCGAGGAGATAAGAGATAGGCTCAGCGCAGGAGCTAAGCAAGTAACACTAGCCCGAGAATTTGGAGTCAACGATTCAACTATTTCCCGCATCAAGACAAGAAAGAGGTGGCATGACTAAGAGATTTGAGCTTTTTGATTGGCAAGAGGAAGATGTGCAGGCGTTTGTTGAGCACCCGAGCAAGTCTGGGTTCTTTGCATGGGAGATGGGCCTGGGCAAGACTCTCGCTGCGGTCGAGTGCGCTAAGCGCATCGGAGCAGAGCAGGTAATCGTGGTCCTCCCCCTGAACACTCGCCGTTCGTGGGCCAACACCGTCAAGGCTCAGATGCCTGACATGCCCTTCTACCGACTGGAGAACAGCAAGGGTCAGGTCGCTAACTTCATGCGTCTACGCTCCGGCGAGCGTGGCTTCTACGTCATCGGCTGGGAGCTGATGCGCTCCGGTGTGCTCACCGGACAGAACGCCGACCTCATCATCGCGGACGAGACGCACAAGATGGCGAACTTCGGACGCAGCCAGCAGTCCGACCGCATTCGTGAGTTCCACTCCGAGTACAAGCTTGCCCTCTCGGGCACGCCTGCTGCTAACCGACCTGACGGCATCTTCTCGACCCTCAACTGGCTGTGGCCTGAGCGCTACCGCTCGTACCACCGATGGATCGATGACTTCTGGCGCACCCGCCGCAACGGTGCCGTCATCGACCTCGTGCGTGAGCTGACGCCGGGTGGTGTCATCGCTGACATCCCCATGTTCAGCCGCCGTCTGCGAGCTGACCACCGCGAGGATATGCCTGCCCGCCTGCCCGAGACGCCCGTCGAGATTGAGCTGACCCCCGGACAGCGCAAGCTTTACGACCAGTTCACCAAGGACTCTCTGGCGTGGGTCGATGACGACGATACCGGTGACACCAACTTCATCCCGACCTCTAACCCGCTGGTCAAGCAGCTGCGACAGATTCAGGTCTGCCTCGCTGTGCCCACGGTTATCGAGGGCGAGGTGACGTTCAAGGAGAACGCTAAGAGCGCTGGCATTGACGCACTGCTGGAGGTGCTGGAGCAGCTGGGCGAAGAGACGCTGGTTGTCTACACGCCTTCTGCTAAGCTAGTGCCTGTTGTGGTCGCACAGCTCCAGAAGAAGGGCATCAAGGCTGAAGCATTCTTCGGTGCCACTAAGCCTGCCAAGCGTGACGAGCTGATCGAGACGCTGGGCACTGAGTACCGTGTGCTGGTGGCTGGCATTGCTGCCATCGCCGAGGGCACGGACGGACTTCAGTACAAGTGCCACAATGAGTTCTGGCTGGGCAAGCACCCCAACGCTCTGCTCAACACGCAGTGCAAGATGCGTCTGGACCGTCCGGGACAGACGGATGCGATCAACAGCTGGTACGTGTATGCTGCTGATACCGTCATGGTTGACCAGCTGGAGCGACTGGATGAAATCGAGGCCAACCTGGCTGAGATGCTTGACAACCACCCGAATAAGTAGGAGGATAAGATGAACGACACGAGCTATGTCGAGGTAAGCAATGACTACCAGCCCGGTTACTACGACGAGGGCTATGATGACGACCCGTGGAGCAGCGGCACGATTGCTGGGTACGGCGATATCAAGACCGAGGTAATCGGTGAGCTTGCCGACCGTGTGCGTGCGCGAGCACACGCGGAAGGTGGTACGGTTTACATTGTGGAGCACCACTGGGACAGTGGCTACTGCGTGACCTGCTCCAGTGAGGAGATTGACTTCCGAGTTTTCATCGACGACACTCTGGTTTACAGCTCGCAGTTCTACGGGTATGGTAGTGACGAGCAGGGACCTGAAGCACTAAACAACATTGCCGAGTTCAACGCTTGGCTGAACGGAGGAGACAAGTAATGACTGAACTGACTGACGCACAGCGGCAGGCCAAGATCGCACGACAGATCGTGGGACTCCAGGCTGAGATTGCAGAGCGAGCTGAGGCTGTGGATAACCTCAAGGCTAAGCTTGCTGAGCTTGTGGGCACGACAACCGAGCCGGTGGTTGTGGGTGATAACGACAACGGGTACCAGCTCATCACTGTGTTCAAGGGCAAGGCATTCAACGAGGCGTACGGCAAGAAGGCACAGCCTGAGCTGTGGGAGAAGCACGCCGAGTCCAAGAAGGTACTCACCTCTGCCCGAGCCAAGTCTGTGCTCACCGACGAGGAGTACGCGCTCTTCCAGAAGCCCAACGACAAGACCACCGTGAAGGTGGAGCTGGCTGATGATTAGCCTTACCCGCGACGAGGTAGAGACACGCGTTAGTCGCTATCTGGACAAGCTATTTGAGGAGCTGGATTACGTAGCACAGCGGGAGGGTACGAAGCCCAGCGAACTGGCTAGGCTGCTTGACCAGTCCTCATGGGGCCTAGGCGACGACTACCGAGAGTGGTTCGAGCAGGGAGATGAGGAGTATGTCTAGGGTTATTCACAAGACAACAATTCCGGTAGACGACCGTAGACACCACGTACGCCTTCCATTTGGGGCAGAGGTTACGGCGGTCAGTACCGTGCCTGACGATGTTACTCAGGTGGACCTTTGGTATGCCTTTGATCCGTCAGCTGGCGGCTACGACTTTGGTGCTACGCACACATATGTCGTAGTGGGCACAGGCCACACGTTTGATGGCGCTGTAGTAGGTACTGCGCGCGCGGGGACATACCTCGTTTGGCACCTGATCGATGAGGGAGTAGAATCGTGAGTGACGAAGAGTACATTGAGCTGCTGACTGAGGAAGACCCTTATGGTGAAGCTACGGAATCTGACTGGGAAGACTTCTGGTTGGTAACGGAATACATCGAGGACGAAGAGGAAGAGGACAACTAATGGCAATCAACATCACGCGCCGAGTGCGTACTAAGAAGGACTACCAGGTTGCTGTAGCAGCCGCCGCGACGACGCTGGTGCTCAGCATCGTGAGCCTGGTGCTGCACATCAAGAGCGGAGAGCTTTAATGGGTAAGGTTTATCTTCGCATTGTGAGCGGAGACTTTCATGTGGGAAATATGGGTGCCGAGAGGTACGACGAACTTTACGATGCTGATGAGCTGATGTACGAGCTTGATACTGCCATCAGCGACGCGCTGAGTGACATTAGCTACGAGCTGTACTACGAGGAGGACAAGAAGTGACTAAGAATGCAACCGCCGAGCACGTCGCTAGTGTGATGCGAGGCATCTACGATAACGACTGGCTGCTTCGACTTCCTATGGAGTGGAACGATGGAGACGCAGCTATCAAGCTGTCCGATTTGGAATATGCATTTGGTGCTCCTAACATCGAATGGGCCGAGTCGGTAGCTGCGCAAATTAATGGCAGCTGACCTAAAGCGGCGGCTTATCGCAGAGATTACCAAGCCCACTGAGCGGGACAAGCAGGTCAAGGTGGGACCATCGAGCCTCGGCAACCCCTGTGCGCGGTGTCTGGGCCGTGAGCTGGCTGGGGTCAAGCTAGAGCGAGACTTCAGCATGTATCCCTGGCTGGGCACCGCAGTCCACGCCTACCTGGAGACGATGGTCTTCCAGGATGCAAAGCACGAGCTGAAGCTGGTAACGGGTGACGTGCCAGGCTACGGCACAGTCAAGGGCACGACTGACATGTACCTGCTGGACGGCGAAGGCACTCCTGAAGAGGAGGGCACAGTCGTTGACTGGAAGATCGTTGGTCTGAAGAAGGCCAAGGAGTACCGGGTCAAGGGCATGAAGTCTCAGTACCGATACCAGGGCCAGATTTATGGCAAGGGTTGCGAGGACGCAGGGATGCGTGTAGACTCAGTGTCTATCGTGTGCATTCCCAGGGACAGCGGCGACCCCAACGATATCTGGGTGTACACAGAGGCATATAACCGAGAGATGGCGGAAGCTGCATTCGCACGAGCGGGTGCGATCTACGCCATCGTGCAGGAGGATGGTTGGGACACGCCTAGGCTGCCCAGTGATGACGACTGCTTTGATTGCAAGATGGAGGCATGGTAATGGCTATTGTATATACTAAGGATGAGTTTGAGGCAATCCTGGAGGCCCAGCCTCTGCTGGCTAAGGCTCACGAGGTTCTGAACCGGGCGGGAATGGTGCTGACAGCGCACGCTTTCGACTACAACGGCGAGAACCGCATCAAGTTCACCGACGAAGATGTGGATGGCTCTGTCGTTGCGTTCGGGGAGGATAATGATTGAGCTGAATACAGTAGCGGTACTGTATGCATTGAAGCGTATGCGGCTTGACATGGGTGTAGACATTCAGGGGGCACAGGAGTTCATTGAATACTACGAGGACTATGAGAGGGACAGTTGGCTGACAACGCAGGAGTAAAGCTACCCGAGTTCGGGATTAAGAAGGCCGCAGCGATGGGTGCTCCCAAGAGCATCCTGATCTACGGCCCGCCCAAGAAGGGCAAGACGGTGTTCGCAGCGAGCATTGTTGACGTGGAGGGGTATGATCGTGTACTCTTGGTTGACGTGGAGGGTGGCTCATCCTCTGTGTCGGCCTGGTACCCGAGCATCGATGTGATCGAAGCCGGTACCGCCAACGAGTTCACTCGTGTCATCGAGGCACTGCTCAACGGCAAGATCGTTGAGCCTGAGTCGGGGCTGCCTTACCAGGTAGTCATCATTGACACCCTCGACAAGGCACAGGAGCGTCAGCTGGAGGTCTACGACAAGGACCCTAAGGGCATTGTCAACGGCAAGCGTGATGGCTTCTACAAGTGGGCAGCCATCAAGACGTGGACCACGAAGATGGCTGACTACCTCCACATGGCACCGTTCCTCACGATCTTTGTCGCCCACCAGGACGACGAGAAGGATGAGGTCACCGGAGCCGTGACCACCACTGTGCTCTTGGGCGGTAAGTCCAAGTTCACCTTCCCCTCTGTGCCGGACATCATTGGTCACTTCACTGTGACTCGTGTAGCTGGCGAGGGAGGAAAGAAGGAGACGGCGCGTGTCGTCGACTTTACAGTCTCAGACAAGATGATTTCTGGTCAGAGATACGCGGACAGGTTGGACGGAAAGTTCCTTAACCCGGACATGAAGACCATCTTTTCACGCATCACATCTAAGTAACTACCAAAAGGATAAATAACACATGGCATTCAAGCTCAACCTCACCGAGGCGGAAATCAAGGACGCTCAGTCGAGCACCATCAAGCCTGTAGCAGAGGGCATCTACGGAGCCGTCGTCTACGAGGCCAAGGAGGCCCGCTCCAAGCAGGGCAACGACATGTACGTCCTTGACTACAAGATTCTCTCCGGCCCGGAGAAGGTCGGTCCCAAGCGCACCTTCCGCGCTTGGTACGTGGTTAAGTCCAACGCGCTCTTCAGCCTCATCGCGCTGCTGAAGGCACTGGACATGCCTTACCCCAAGAAGGACACGCCTGCTGGCGAGTTCGAATTCCCGGAGGCGTCCGACTTCATCGGCGAGAAGGTGAACCTGAAGATCGTTCAGGAGCCCTACGAGTCGGTGGACGACGATGACAACCCCGTTACGCTGATGCGTAACAACGTCAAGACCGTGTTCGCGTACGACGAGGACAAGATCGATGACGAGCTGAGTGACGAGGAGCGAGAGGCCGCTACGGACTCTAGCATCTTCCTCTAAGCAACAACCTGTTGCTGCCTGAAACGGCAGGTAAGAACAAAGACAAGAACGCTGGCTGTGTTGGGCGTTACTCCTGCCATTTGTCTTTGTCGCAGCAATAACTGTGGTGCAGCGCGAGAGCGAGCTGTTAAATGGGTACTCCCACCATCAGCCACACCCCGGCTACTAGGCAACTGGTAGACCAACGGATTTCAAACGTCCGTATGCTTCGGGTTCGAATCCCGAGTAGCCGACCACCCTACCCAATGCGATATGAAACAGGAGGCAACATTAGTTGGACACACGTGACTTCTTCACTACCATCTTCGGAGATAGCGAGGGCTTCCTCTTCATCTCTACGCTGGACAACGACAACCAGCTAACCAACCACAAGCCTTTCAAGTACCCAGACAACCTCACTCAGATCGACAAGTATTGCTCGGTTCGCACGGACGAAAACCTGTATTTCAGTCCGATGCTGTACTCAGTACCACGTCGTAAGAGCGAGGTTGTTGCTGTAACACCAGTTATTTACTCCGACACCGACCTCTTCGACCCGAGCGGGTTCCTGCTCAAGCCCTCACTCTCTGTGCGCACGTCCGAGGATAAGACGCACAGCTATTGGCTGCTTGACAAGACCTACACGCCTGAAGAGGTTAGCTCAGTCGCGCGCGTCGTGGCACTGACCCACGCGCACAAGGTGAACGGCAAGCAGGCGGGCACTGACCCCTCTGGTTGGATGCTGACCAAGCTGCTGCGTGTGCCTAACAGCGTGAACACCAAGCACGACCCGGCCTACCCGGTATATGTCGAGGACAACAACGGCACGGTCTACACGCTGGAAGACTTCCATGAGGTCTACAACGAGGCAGACATTCCTGAGAAGGTTGTCTCCGGTGACCAGGAGCTGCCGACAGGCGATGAGCTGCCTAAGCAGATCGACGTGCTGCGACGCATGGCGCACGACCCTATCCTCACTAGCCTGTACGGTGACAAGCCCACGGGTGACTGGTCGGACACTCTCTACCTCTTTGAGAGCGAGATGTTCCGTGCTGGATTCACGGCAGAGGAGGTCTTTGTTGCTGCGACCCACGCTCAGTGCAACAAGTACGCACGTGACAATCGTCCCGAGGAAGACCTGTGGACAGAGGTCAAGCGAGCTGGAGCAGACCCGGCGAATCGACCACGTACAAGGCTTGAGCGAGTGGCATCCGATGATCCCACTCCCAAGACTCTGAACGACGCTGTGGCACTTGCGGAGATGGAGATGACACTCCTGACAGCTGAGGAGCGCCAGAGCCTTACAGAGACGTTCGTGGACAAGTACGCACAGTGGGGAGCGAGCAAGACTGACGCTCCTCAGGCTTATCACATCGCAGGCGCGTTCGCAATTATGAGCGTGGTGTTGGGTGAGTACGGCATTGCGCTACCTAAGTTCGGACCAATGCGACTGGGTATGTTCCTGGTGGTCATGGGTGAGACGACGGATACTCGTAAGAGCACGACGCGTAAGCTACTCAAGGACATCCTGCGAGCCATTCAGGTGGGTGACTGGAAGTACATCTTGACCTCCGACACCACGCCTGAGTCCCTGCTTGATGCCCTAGCTGAGCGTTCCGACCAGTCGTCACTGTATGACCGAGACGAGACGCAGCAGCTGATCCACGACATTAAGAACAAGCCCTATCTCAACGGTTTCTTCGAGACACTGAATGAGTTGTACGATGGCTGGGCCCGAGGACGACTACGTAAGGGTGTGTCCACCGAGGACACCCCGGTTAACTTTGTGGCTTACATGATGGGCATTCGCTCGCAGATTCAGGACGAGCTTGAGGTCAAGGACTTCGCCTCTGGGTGGGGACCGCGAAACATCTTCTTCCGCGGCGAGGCACCGCCCCGCACACGGGAGCAGAAGCGCCTGGCCCAGGGTGACCTGATGGGCGGCACGGTGGACCGCGAAAAGGCTGCGATTGTAAAGCAGCTGATCGATGTGCGCAACTTCTGGCACAAGACGGTACCGGATCGAGCCGCACCTATGCCTATCTTCTTCGAGGAGGACGCTTGGGAGCGGTGGAATGACTTTGCCGCCGACGTCGAGGACTACGTGGACTCGCACCCTCGTGCGGAGCTACTGAAGCCTAGCGTTCAGCGAATGGCATTCGCCACGATGAAGGCAGCCATCATGTTTGCCATGATGGACAAGCGACTGCTCGCCAACATGACTGATGTGTTGAATGCTATCTACTTCAGTCTCCAGTGGATCGAGGATTTGATTGTTGTGGTCGAGGGTGTTGCCGAGTCGGCAGCTGCTCGTGACCTAGCTACCATCGAAAAGCACATCATCGACAACGGTGGTCTTGTGACTTGGGCGAGCCTGCTGAAGTGGTCCACCAGACTTGACATGCGCAAGGGTGACTTCGTGGAGCTGGTGCGCTCGCTCGTAGAGATGAATGTCTTGAACGAGGTCGAGGATGTACGGGGAAGGAAGAGCTACGCTATTGCCTAACACAACAGAAGCGATGACTGAAGCCCTAACCATCTACAACCGAGCCACCCGCAACTTCTCTAAGGAAGTGGAGGACGACAGCATCAGGAAGCTGAACACCTATGGTGTTTGGAGCATGAGTGCGCTAGCCTCCATTGTGGGTGTGTCCATGTACCGCGTGGAGAAGGCGCTTGGCAGGAATGCCAAGCCCTCTCTGCGGGGCCACCTCAACCCCCGACACCTGACGATGCTTCAGTACATGCAAGCATCGACGAAGGCCAACAAGGCGTGGGTCAAGCAGATGCTTGACGAAGGCACCTCGCTTATCACTATCGCACGACTGACCGGACTCTCTGAGTCCACACTAAGGAGGAGTAAGAGATGACTGACATTGCCATTCAGGTAGAGAACAAGCTCTACCCCGCTGTGCAGGAGGTTATGACCGGTGTGCTCAAGGAGTTCCCCGAGGTCACGGGTGTGTATCTGTGGGCCGAGACGCTGGATCGCACAGTGCCCACCCTTGTGCTGGGCAACCTTGACAAGATCAAGCCTGCGCGTTACGTTAAGACGCTCAGCCAGAAGCAGATTCTGTCTAACCCTGCGGCCATCACGGAACTGCGAGCTGCGCTAACGCAGCTGCTTACTCCGATGACTTGGGACGATCCCAAGATTCAGGTGATCGACCGACTGTCTGTCTCGGAGGAGAACCGCCTCGGCCCTATCCTCGTGGTGGACATCGAGACGGGCGGAGATATCACCACGATGACGCCTGAGCAGTTCTGGCTGCTGTCGCTCGCCATCTACGATGGTGGCGGTACGGCGTACGTCTTCACGCAGGAGTCTTTGCTGCGGGAAGACACTAGGGCTCAGCTGCTACGTCTGTTCCGGCGCAAGAAGCTCATCGCACACAACATGAAGTTCGACTTTAGAACCTTGAGTGCGCACCTGGGGCAGATGATCTATGGGCACTGCGACACCATGCTCATGCACCACACCATCAACCCCGGTGCCAAGGAGCACGGTCTGAAGCCGCTCGCTATGAAGTACCTGGGCGCGCCGGACTGGGATGCAGCGATCAAGGATTACGTCAAGGGTACCTACAAGGAGTTCCCAACGACGTACTACTATCCACGGCAGCTGTGGGATGACTACATCAAGAAGCTCGGCAAGATGCCTCTTGGCTATGAAGCCATCCCTAAGGACATCCTCTATCCGTATAACGGCTGGGATGTTATCTGGACGTGGCGTCTCTTTGAGTACCTGAAGCCTGCCCTGGAAAACGACGAGCGCCTTGCCAAGCTCGCCAAGATGGAGTACAGCTACGGCAACTTCCTTCAGGACGTAGAGAACAATAGCCTGACCATTGACCCCGAGTACGTTAGCTACCTGGCTCGGGTGATCGGTGGACTCTTCGACTCCGAGGTAGCAGCTGTGCGAGAGATTGTGGGACGCGATACGTTCAACATCAACTCGCCTAAGCAGGTCAAGGATTGGCTGCTGGAGCAAGGCTACCCGATGAAGAGCACAGCGGAGGAGAAGCTACTCGATGCCATTGCGGCAGACAAGAGTATGCCCGACAACGTTCGTGAGTTTATCGAGCACCTGCTAGAAGCCCGGGGGTTCAGCAAGCTCAAGGGCACCTACGTTGAGGGCACACGCAAGCGTGTGCAGCCAGGCAACCGAGTGTTCACCACGTTCAAGGTACACGGGACCAACACCGGTCGGCTGTCCTCAGCTGACCCTAACGTGCAGAATATCCCGCGTGACCCGCAGAAGAAGGATGGCAAGTACGATGACCGAGAGTTCAGTCTCCGGCGCATCTACGTAGCCTCCGCTGAGGACCGTATCCTGGTCGAGTGTGACTACTCGCAGGCTGAGCTTCGAGTCATGGCGTGCCTGTCAAATGACAAGTACCTCATCTCCCTGTTCCAGCCTGGGATGCCTGACTTCTTCGACTCGCTGATGCCCATTGCCTACCCGGACATGGACTTCGAGACGATGGACCCCGGCAAGAAGAAGAACCTGCGAGCTAAGCTCAAGGGTGTCATCTATGGTCTGTCGTATGGGCGTAAGGCCAAGGCTATCGGCAAGTCGCTGGAGATGTCGGAGCGTAATGCTCAGTCGATCATCACCAACTACTTCCGCAACGCGCCCGAGTTCTACGACTGGCGCGTATGGGTAGAGCAGATGGCACTTGACGAAGAGGAGACTCTGGTTACGCCGTTTGGACGTTACTACCAGGCAGAGGTTGTGTCCGGGCGTAACCGACAGAACGTCATCAACTCTGGGCTTGCCTTCCTGCCCCAGAGCACAGCGAGCGACCTGTGCATGAATGCAGCCATGAAGGTGCACGAGTGGATCGGCAAGGACTACGATGGTAAGATCATCGCCCTTATTCACGACGCTATCCTCACCGATGTGCCTAAGAAGCACGCGGAGGAGGTTGGCCGTCGTATTCAGCAAGAGATGGAGGCCAGCGGGCGTGCTATCTTTGGCGACTTGGTGCCATTTGACACCGAGTTCACAATGGGACCGACTTGGGAGGGTATCTGATGCAGACATGTTGGCGCTGCGGCATTGAATTTGAGGGAAGCGGCGACGTGTGCAGTGATTGTGCTGAGCAGCTACCGGTACCCCACTGGCCTGTACTCACAGATTTTGTGGAGGAGCTGTGGGAGCTGCGCTGGGAGTTGGTCCACCCACACTACCAAGCAGGCAAGCTCGACACTGAGACTGCTGAAGCTCTAGGTGTCTCGATAGACACAGTGCGCAGTGTGCGACGGCACTTTGGTAAGCCCGCCAACAAGCGCCCTGACATGCATGCATGGAAGGACAAGCAGGCACAAGCGGAACATGCGGCTCGCATGGTAGGATATAGGAAGAACGTTGGCAAGGGTCGGCGTGTCGCAAGATTTGAGGGATCAACATGACCGAGTATCACACTAAGTATTTCAAGAGCTATGAAGAAGTCGAGTATGTGTTTGGCCTAACCTTTTCCCCTGAGCAGATCGAGCTGGTGCAGGTATATATTTTCACTGGCATTCGACCTGATAACGCAGGTTGCTGGACATGCACCCCGGGGTATATCAGAAAGCTCACAGGGAAGATCGACCAATTTGAAATTGATGTGGACAGAGGTGAAGCTAAGTGGCCCTTCCCCGTCAATAATGGACAGGAGGTATGGGAACTTGCTCACGAAGTATGAGTCGCCTGGGTACCCTCTGGTTGTCATTGGCGTTGACCCAGGTGGGACTACTGGTGTTGCTGTCTTTGGGTTCACAGAGAAAACTGTCCAGTACATTGAGCACTTTCAGTGGGGCGACCAGAATTATGTCTGGCAGGAGATTCATGCGCTGGTTCATAAGTGGCAGCAAAAGGGGTTCCCGGTAGTCCTGGTCGTTGAGCAGTTCGACAAGCGACCAGGCATCGTGAACCCTGACTTTAGTGCAAAGTACATCACACGAGATATCACGAACTACATCAAGGATGTCGAAATCATTTGGCAGCTGCCCGCACAGGCTAAGACCCTCGTACCGCAGCCCAAGAATGGTAGGCCAGATGCGCTCAAGCGCTTCGGCTGGTACTCGACATCGAACCGCCACGCTAACGACGCTGTGCGGCACGTCATTGTGTTCGCAGCAGAAAAGCTAAGGCACCTGCCAACTGTGCTAATCGGTTGGCCTAAGCAGAAGAGGACTACATGACACAGCGAGCGCTTACACAGGCGGACCTAGACTCTGTTCAGGGACTGTCTAGCAGAGACGCAGCAACCAAGCTGGGAGTTGGCAAGTCCACTGTCAACGACGCACGTAACGCTGCCCGTGAAAACGGTGGTTACTTGCCAGTTGTAACTAAGGAACTTAGTATCGAGTCAGCTGTTCCGCAGACCATCGAGGAAATTGACCTAGCACTTGAGGCTCGCGGCATCTCACGTAAGACTCACAAGCTCACTGAGCGCTTTAGCATCTACGACGGACCCAACGGGCAGCCGAAGTATTCCTATCGCGTCAGTGCGACGCCTGTGGGCGCTGCGGATACAGATGAAGACCTCTCTGACGTTGATCTTCCTCTGCTCTACGCTGAGGCTCGACGTGAGTGGCAGGTTCGTCCGCCGACAGCAGCTGTTGAGTCGCAGAAGGCAATGGTCGTCGTCTGGGCTGATGTACAGACAGGGAAGACGGGCTCACGTGGCGGAACTCCCGAGCTGATTGCGCGCATTCAGGACAAGAAGCAGGCGCTCGGTGAGTACATCACGAACAACGGGGTAGATGAAGCATATTTCCTCAGCGTGGGTGATGAGGTAGAGTCCTTTGAGAACACAGGACAGCAGGCGTTTACGAATGACCTAAGCTTCCCGGCGCAGCTCGACCTAGAGCTGACATTTGAGCTTGAGATGGTCCGACTGCTCGCTGCCTCGCACAGTGCGGTTACTGTGGCTGGTATTTCTTCCAACCATTGCCGTTGGCGAGCAGGCAAGAACGCTCTGGGTACTCCTAACGATGACTATGGAATCTACATCAAGCGCCAGCTTGAAAAGGCACTACGTCTGAATGAGGCGTACGACCACGTGAGCTTCCGGTACGCTGAGGAGTGGGACGAGACAATGGTGGTCGATGTCAAGGGCACCAAGGTTGGTCTTGCGCATGGTCATCAGGTGAGCAGCCCCAACAACATTCAGAAGTGGTGGACTGAGCAGGCTTTCGGTAACCAGCCGCTATCGAGCGCAGACGTGCTTGTAACGGGCCATTTCCACTCCTTCCGTATGCAGCCAATGGGACGCTCTGCTAGGACTGGAAAGAGCCGCTGGTGGCTCCAGGCACCGACCCTTGACAATGGTTCTGACTGGTACCGCAATCTCAAGGGTGACGACAGCGACCCAGGTATGCTAGTCTTCCTTGTGGACGAGCATGGACTCGACCTTCAGAGCCTGACTATCCTATAAGGAGGAAACATGAAGAGCTGGATTCCTAAGTTCCACCACAACGAGCGCTACACCCCTTGGGGCAAGCAAGTGCACACCTGGTGGGAGTGGCGAGGTAACGTATACTTCGACACCTGGGAGCACATCTAAACACAAAGAACCCCCGGACCTTGACAGGTCACGGGGGTTTCTTTGTAGATGTACGATCACCTACCTAGCTAGAGCGGTAAGGATTCTGTGTAATCTCCAGGTCTTCATCCAATAGGCTTGGCTCCCTTGCTACAATTTCGGCGTACTTAGCTAGTTGCGATTCTAGGTCTGCGATACGGCGATCCTTTTCTGCGTTACGTTCCTCAAGCTCATGGATCGTACCATAGAGGCTGCGAATAAGGGTCTGATCGTCCCTTGACGCATCTTCTAGCTTGTCGACGTACTCACGTAGTGCGGAGATGGTCTTTTCATTAGCTTCCTTGTCGGCACGGTTGTCCTGGATTGTACCGTTGAGGATGCTAAAGACGTTACTGATTTCGCTCTGTCGGTCAGCCGGTGTGCGCAGGCGCTTGTTCAGGATTACCTGTACGATAACACTGATAGCTGTGATGATAGAGCCGATGATTCCTGTGGCTACAACAAACTGTACCAGATCGATGCCCAAGATGGTTACACGTCCTTTCGGGCATCAGCGGCTTCCTTACGGAACCGGGGAATCACGATGATGATGCGGTAGATGATTACGCTGAGGCTGAAGTACGCGAGCACAGAGAGGGCTGCCCGTGTGTCGGGTGTCTCGGTGAGCAACAGGCTGAGCTGGGTGATTGTGTAGGTGAATGGACCGACTGCGGCAAGGATAAGACCAAACAGCTCTACGGATACGGAGATTACACGTACCTTTGCTTGTGCAGCCAGGCTCATCAGCAAGCCGACGATGGCTGTCAATCCACCTAGTGCTGCGGTCGTAGTCCAGATTGCTACCAGTGGCTCCTGGAGCGTCGCGTAGACACCGATTGGGGTGAAGACTTGTAGCATCACGACCCATACGAAGAAGGCCACCATGACGTGAATCCATGCCCAGTGGGGGAGGGTCACCCGCTTGAGCAGATTCATGGCTTACTCCTTTACAGCTGCGTGCTTAGGCACAGAGCCGAGGCCGATATTAGTCAGCCATAGGTTCACCGTTGGGATAGCCATGAGACGCGACAGGGCGGCTGCTACGGCTGTTACACCCGCGGCTAGTCCAACCATCCAGAGGTAGAGCGACGATTCCACAGGCAGCCCTAGGGCGTCGATAACCTGGGGTAGTACGAGTGCGAATCCGAGGAAGGCCGGAATGCCGACCTGCACTACGGTGCGCAGCACACGCTGCGACTTAAACCAAATGTCTTGTACCTGAATCACTTTGTCTCCTTGGGGGTACCTAGGCGGGCTAGTAGGTCGGCAACAGAGGCAGCCAGACCGCGAACGAGGGTGTTCGTGTCCGCGTCGTCCTGAGCCTTAGTAATCTTCAGCTTAGGGGCGGGGACAGTAGCCTTTGCGCCTGGGTCACGAATGATGTAGTTCGTCCGCTCCACCGCCGCTGTGCGCTCATCCAGGTTCTTGAGTACCTGTGAGAATGAGGGCCCGTTTGTGTAAGCGGGATAGTTAAGTAGCTTGCCGATATCGGTGTCGCTCAGTGCCATGAGATTAATCTCCTTGCTTGTAATGTTGACAGTGACCCATTCCTTGCGCCACTCAAAGTGCCAGGGCTCGCCACGTACAGTTTCGTGGAAACCGTAGCTAGCTGCATACTGACGGAAGACGATTGCTTCACGTGTCTTGACGTAGCCTACGTTTGAGCCAACATCAACACAGCGACCAGCAACATGGTTAGCACGAGGGTCGTCTGGTGACCAGGCTGGGTTGAATCCTGGCCGGTTTCGGTTCACGTAGAGGTAGTTCTGGCGCTCCCAGCTGCGTGTTCCCTCTGTTGCTACAATCGCAATGCCGGTGGCCTGCTTGATTTCTGCTACCATTGCGTTCCAATGGCGAGCAGCATCGACGTTTAGTGTTTGCCCGTTGCCAATAGACGCCTGTGGTCCGGGTACATTTGCCATACTAAGTTACTCCTAAACGTACTTTGCGTCGGTCCAGTTAAGCCCGTCGATTGCGAGGTCGAGGACGCCAGTGAACCCAACGCTACATACAAATGTAATTGCTCCAGCAGGAGTGATCGTCAGATAGCCATGTGTTCTATTGATGTCAACTGCAAATGCCTTGGCTGTCTTAGGGGCAAAGGCAGCGGGAATGCTTCCTGCGCCGTAGCTTGTTCCTACAACAAATAGGGCAGACGTGCTGCGGATAGCTCCCTCTAGATAGACACGACCATTCTGTGCCACAGCTCGCGCTCCGCGAACTGAGTCTGCACTGTAAACCCCCGTAGGCGTGAATGCGCCATATGTGGGAAGCATTGGCGCTTCCCACACAGTGCCGTTATAGATATACTCAACCTTCGTGTCTACCTGATACCCTGTAGCACCAGTAGTCATTCCCGCCTGAGCATCACGAGCTGCCTTATTAGCCCATACATAGCTAACACGCTGACGCTTGTTAAGTGCATTTTGGACTGAGACAGCCAGCGTAGAGAATACCGTGTGCAGGGGCGCAACAGGGTCCGTGCCTACAGGCAGGTAGATTGAGTCAGGTGTAGTAGTAGCCATTGTTATCCTATTCTAACATCATATTCGTTATTGCGCTACTTATAGAGCGTCTCGCACAAGGAGGCTGCCGCCCATGAAGTACGTAAAGTTGTCCTGAGCGTTTAGCTCCAGCTTTACCGTAAGCGGAGTGTTAGTGGGAACGTCTGCGATCAGTGTCTTGTAACCAGACGGAGAGAACGAGGCACCCCCCGTAACAGCAACCCGCTGTGCTGGGTTTTCTAGGCCAGTTTCACGTGATAGCACCACATCACCGGTTTCTGTGTCGGTGATGGATACAACGAAGTAACCGCTGCCCCCGTTGAGCGACCCGCCATAGTTTAGTTCAAGCCGACCCGTGATACTGGTTACATCCACTGAAGCAGCTGTACCCGGGTACCAATTGCTGAAGTCACCCAAAGGTGTAGTAAACTCTACGTAGTTCAATACAGCTACGCTGCGTAGCTTCTCAGTGACTTCCTGCAAACTTGTTACAGTGTCTGCTAGCGTCTTGATTTGCTCTGCAAGGGCACGCGCGCTAGAGTTCTGCTGCTTGTTGACATTGATGTCATCGAGAACCTTGCGTCCAGCGCTTTGCTCTAGTTCTAGTAGCCGCTGATTGACGCTACGGCCCCAAGGAGCTGCATTAGGATCAAGATTCGGCTGAGGATAGACCGGCATAAGTTCTCCAGAGTGGTGTCATATTGAAATCGTTAAACGACCGACCAGCCTGAATGGCGGCAAAGTCATCAAACGTATAGGCTGTTGTCTTAGGTGTAATACCAGGACCTACAAAATCCTCTAGCACAGCAAGCTGCCATGTGTTTCGGAAGTCGTTGAATACCGTGTCGGACGTTGCGGAGTAGTTGACTCCGGTAGGGTTTGTGGTGGCAGTATCGATGCGATAGAACGCATCTCGGAACCTACGGCGCGCTCCGGCGATGTTGCCAAACGCCTGGTTAGCAAAGTCCGAACGCACAACCTCGTAGTAGTAAGCGTTGAAATCGTCAAACGTCTTGCCTGCCCAGGTTGCGTTAAAGGCATCAAAGGTCTGACCATTCCAGACAGGTGCCTTACCGTCAACTCCCGCGCCGAATTCTGTGAACGTGGGGTAACGTAGGTTGTTGCTTACATCTGCGCGGTTAATGCCCGTCGAGGAAACAGATAGGCTCTGCTCATACCCCGAATAGCGTCCAGCTGTGCGAATTCCTAGGTCATAGGCATCTGCAATAGTTGAAATATAAGGATTGTCTACTGTAATACCGATACGCTGAGGTGTGTCACTATCAGGCACACCTGTGGGGATCGTCAGCGTCTGCTTATCGAAGTAAGTACCTGTGCCCTGCAAGCGCAGGGAAGAATATGCGTCGCTGGTCCCAGCGCCAACAGCGATACGAAATGGGCCCTGCGTTGTCTGAGCACCGGTGATTGTCAGGTCGATTGTAGCGGGGTCTTCTCCGATAGCTACCTTGACAGACCCGCCGTTTCTAGTCCACTGAGCAGGTACAATAGCAAGACCATCCTGACCCACCACCGAATAGACACTACCGGTATCATATCGTCCTACATAAGCAACACATGTTGGCTGAATAATCGATAGCAGAGAAGCCGACACAGGGATGTTGACCTCTAGCGTCTCACCAGCATCCACCTGGTAAACGGGGGTGTCTTCTGTCCACACCCCATTCTTAGGGTAAACTTGTCCGTTGACCTTGTAGCTGTTCTGGTAGTAAACTACCTCAATTGCCCGCGCAATTTGACCGCGCTTTACGGTGAGCGCTGCTGCCGTGTCTCTTCGAGATTCCGCGACACGTGTACGCAGGGGTCGAAAAACGATGTTGTTAGACACCAAGGAAATTTCAGCACCACATACGATGGCAAACTGACGGAGCTTGTCAAAGATTACGTCTGTCCAACCCGGAGTTGGGATAGGCAGATTTGCTGAGTAACGGTAGCTGCTATCGCCAGGGGCCTCGAACACAATACCCGTTGTAATTCCGGCAAGGCCGAGATAGTAGCGAAAGGTCTGCTCCATCGTGAGGAACTGCGGACTAGCTGATCGCGTAGAGAGGAGCACAGACATGCGCGAGTCAGCCGTAAGCGAGGCAATGCCATTGGAGGCATCAATGCCCGTCACGGTAGCTGTAGTTGTGCCCTTAGCGCCGTCAGAAAGCGTGAGCACATCATCAATCAGTGTGATTGTGCCCTTAGCGCTAGGGTTCTCCACAATGCTCGTGGTCAACTGACCAACACCGCCATTGTTCGATGCAGGATCAAGTGGCGTAGCATCCTCGACGACAGAGTAGTCCGTGAGGTTAGTGGTTACACCGGCGTACGAGCTTGTGCCCGTTACTGTTACCTCTACCGCCATGCTTCATCCTCAATTAGTTGTACAGCTAGGCTCTGTCGATCCATAGCTACGTTGTTTTGTGTCAAAGAGGGCTGGGCCCCAAAGCGTAGTCCGCTGTGGCCCTGCCCAGAAATGAACCCACCCCGCTCAGGAGTGACGCCCGTAGGAAGTACCTGGGCCATCAAGCCTGTAATGATAGAGCTGCCCGTTCCCGCAAAGCTGATTTCAACCCCAGATACCTGCGCCCCATTCCAGCTGTTAGAGAATCGAACATCTGACGTGTTTGCCAGAATGGGAATAGCAGCTGGGGCACCGCTTGCAGGGGTGACGACGAGATTAGACGTAGCCGCAGTCGCCCCGTGAGCCCCAAACCATAGAGTATGGCTCGGAGGAATAGGGATAAACAACTTGGGACGCTGTGCTACAACAGGCCAATTTACTGAGTTCTGGTAGAGGATACCCTTAGTAGGATAACCCTGTGTGTTAATATACTCTACTGGGTATTCTACAGCTTCTCGGCGCGGTCCACCAGATAGCACAGGGGCGTCCTGAAGCACGGTGCGGGGGCTGGCCCAGTGCTGTGGTAGGACATTCTTGTCCATTGCAAAAGGGTCCAGCAGGAAAATTGCATTAGGTCCCCAAACACCCTCAGCGTAATCGGTAATCTGGCGAACTTCATTCCTCGACAAGCTAGTCCATGAGTAATTGTAAGTCCGGTGCGCTGTTGTAGAGCGCTGAGTGATGGTGCCGCCGTTCAAAAGTGCGGCGGCACCACCCTCCCAGCCAATGCGAGAGCCATCGTAATTGGCGTCAGGGGCGCGAACCCAGGTCATGCGCTCGCGCGTCCCGAAGTAAATCATGTCTCTCATCAGCCGTTAGCTCCTCGCTGGGAATTGTCGAAGTTTGCCGCGTTAGCCGCATTAGCCACCGCGTCGCGGCCAATAGAAACGGTGACGTTCTTGTTGGCGGCAATCAGCTGGCGGTCAATGAGGCTAAGCTCTACTACAACTGTACCAGACTTGGTTGTGCTTGGCGAGTCGCGGAACACAATAGTTGGTGGAAATGGATTCTGCTGGTTATTGATAGCGTTTAGGCCATCGGTACCAAGATAATCCATGCCCTTAAGGTTAACCACACCCTCACCGAACTGAGCGTTAATCATGGTGTTGTCGACACCGCGATTTGCGGGGCGCTGACCACCTGTGATAAGACCACCGCTGGCATAGTTGCCGCTTGCTAGCCGGGCAAGGAGCGCGTTCAGCTGACCCTGGAGGGCATTCGTACGACTGTTCAGGTTACCTTCCTTGCCGGAAGCCGCGACAATCTGGTCCCGCAGTGCGTTGACCTGGTTGATAAGCGGCTGTGCTCGCTGCTGCTTAGCTACGTCAGCTTCAGCAGCTGCAATCGCAGCATTTAGGGAAGATAGGTTGCCCTGTAGTCCGGCAATACGGCTACCAACACCACTTAGTCCGGCCATAGCCTGACTTGTGTCTGCGGTGACTGTGACTTCCTTGCGTGTCGGAACGTTATTCACGGCAACACGAAGAATGTCAAACGTGCCAGCATAGTTACGGACCTGCTGCTGATTGAACCCTAGCTGCGTCAGCTGCTGCTCGAACTGAGCCTGTAGCGTTCTGATGTACGCGCTGACCTGATCCGCGCTAGCGCCGGTGGCGGCGAATGCTTCGATCTGCCCGCGGTAAGACTCGATAAGTCCGAGCACAGCTGCGCGGTTGGCAATAGCAGCTGCCGTGTTACCCTCAAGCTGTGTGCTTGCCGCTGCTGTAGCGACAGCAAGCTGCTTCTGCTTGTCGGCCTGGTCGATGCTGTTCTGCCCAAGTGAGGCACGGATAGCGTCAGCCCGAGTCGTGTCGCCGTAGTCGGTTGCGACGCCCAGCTGAATCTCTAGGATGTTACGGTCAGAGGCCAGGCTGGCGAGGTCAGCGTGAAGAGAGTTGATCTTGTCATTGGCTTCAGCAATGCGGTCACGCATGTCAGTTACCTTTGTAGTAACATCATCGATAGCCTGCTGAACACCATAGCGCTTGTCAAACGCTTCCTTCATCGCAGTACCCATGTCACGAGCATACTCTGCCGTGGTCTTAATGGCGTCCTGGAGCTTCTTCTGGTTGTCAGCGGCAATCTTAGCTGAGCGGTCAGCATCACGCTGAGCCGACTTGCTGCTGTTGCCACCACCGCTGGAACTGATCTGCGACTGAAGCTTTGTGCGCTGCTGCTTCAGGCGGTCTAGGTTACCCTGCGCGGACGCAAGCGACAGCCCACCACCGATGCCCAGAGACTGCATCTGCTGGTACTTAGCCAGCACGTCGTCGATGTTCAGCGAAGCGTACAGCGTAGGGTTAGATGCAGCAAGACTCTGCATCAGAGCAATGATCTGGTTGGTGTCACCACCAATCGAGAACAGCGCCTGAGCCATCGAGTCCTGCGCGCTAAGCCCAAGAGATGCACCATATGTCGTAGCAGACTCTAGGGCACTGCCCAGCGCCTCAATGTTTGCGGTACCACCCGACGTAAGAGCGTCAAAGGAGAACCCGCTCTCATCAATCGAGTCGCGCAGTGCGTTCATGTCCGCAGCGTAGGAACTAGCCCCACTGGCTGAATCAAATAGGTCGCCGACGCTGCCCGCAAGATCAGCCACAGCCGAAGATGCATCAGCACCGGCTAGCCCAACACTTGAAATGTCAGTACCCAGGGCACCAGCAACATTCGAGGCTACCTCAAACTGCTGACCCATTGCATCTGCACCGTTACCGACCTGAGCCAAAATGGGAGCAAGTGCGTCAAGGTCACCTAGCACAGAGGGGTCAACAGAACCCTCGCGCACAGCGGCCTCGATACGACCACGTGCCGCGTTAACCTGCTGAATCAGAGCATACTCAACGCCGCCATCCTGGCCCATTCCGGCAGAGATGGCCTGCGCGATATCGATACCGGCTGCCTGGTAAGCACCCTTAAGCTGCTCGTCAGCGAAGATTTCATTGAGAGGGTTGTCGGCATCAGCAGCAGCCTGCTTTGCCAGCGCATTAGATACCCACGCCTGAGCGTTCTCACCGATGACGAATGTCTGCTCACGGAGCGCGGAGGACGCACTTACTGTGCTACCTTCGTTTTCGTTGGTTGCGCCTGTGGCAGTGACAATCGCTTCCTTGTGGGCGTTCACAGCGTCTGCTGCTTCAGCAGAGGCACGCTGGCTGTCAGAGATAACAGTTGTCAGGGTTCCAAGGCCACGGCCTAGGTTCTTGCTGTCCTCGGTATCTGCCTTCAGTGCCGCAGCGAAGCCCTCAGCCCCGCCACCCGCCTGTAGTAGCTCATCTCCGGTCTTGGCAGCTGCCTCGGCGCTTGCGTTGAACGCATTAGTCAGCGTGAAGAGCAGCGGAACAATGATGCTGAGCGCTGCTACAATATTCAGCAGCGGAGTGGCAAGCAGGGCCACACCGAACGCCCGAGCCCCAGCCGTAGCTCGCGCGAAAGCGCCTGAGCTAGCAGCGACACTGACGCTAAGACCAGCAGCCCCCGCCTGTGCGCCACGGTAACCAGGGATCAGTGACCCGATGGTTAGTCCGTTGACGCGTGCAGCAGCAGTGTTGATGCCAAGTGCACCTGTGAGCTGTGTGATAGTACCACGTAGAGCGGTACCCGCAGCAACGCCTGTGCCCATGCCGATTCCCAGACCACGCATGGCAGTCTGGATAGCAAAGCCAGAGGCAACAAGAGCTGCGCCTCCTGCTACGATGAGCGCAAATCCACCGGCCAGCAGGGTAACGGCTGTGAGCACGGCGAGGATCGGAGCGGGGATAGACTCAAGCCCCTGCACCACCGCGGTAACGATAGTAAGGACAGGGCCTAGAACAGGTCCAAGAGCCTGCCCAGCCTTGGCTAGGAGGTTCTGAATGCTGTTTACAAGAATCTGCACACGGGATGCAACGTCGTCAGCCACTCGACCGTAGGACTCACCAAGGAAGGTGCCCTCCTGGTATGCGTTCGACGCATTTTCCATAGAGGCGGCATAAGTGTCGTAGTTACCGGCGAGGCGCTGGAGCACGTTAGACTCACGTGTCTCGGTGATGCCCAGGTCAGAAAGTGCCTGGTTTAGATTGTTGGCAGTCGACAGACCCTTAAGCAGCTGGTCGAAGAACGCCGAAGCATCGCTCTGCCAAAGCTTCTGAGCTTCTTCTGTGGTCGTGCCTAGCACAGCGGCGTACTTAGCCATCGCGTCGCCACCCTCATTTGCCGCCTTGTCAAAGTCAGCAAAGAGACGTAGAATAACACCACGTGCCTGCTCAGGCTGAATACGTAGCGAGGCAAGGGCACCAGCAAGGCCGACAGTTTCCTCGGCGAGGAAGCCCGCCTGTGTGGTGGAGGCGGCAATGTTCTGGGCAAGACTCAGAATTTCACCGTCAGTAGCGACGGACTGTACACCAACGAAGTTGATCGATGAGGCAAGCTTTTCCATGTCGCCGGAACCTGTGTTGGTCAGCTCGAATAGCGCACCGAAGCTAGTAGCAGCCTGGTCCGTGGAGATACCCGTCACCGCAGAGTATCGAGCGGTAGTATCCGAGAACTGCTCAAGGTTCTCGTTGGCAATGCCCATCTGAGCACCAAGTGCTGCGATGCTAGACAGCTGGTCGAACCCAACAGGGATAGTCTGAGACAGCTCAGTAAGCTGCTGCTTTAGCTGACCGGCCTGCTCGACCGTAGGGAGCGAGGTACGCTCAACCTGCGTGAAGGCAGACTCGTACTGCGCACCGAACACAAGTGCGGACGCACCGGCAGCTGTCAGGCTTGCCCCGAGCACACCGAGGGTCGTCGATACGTCGTAGAGAGCGTACCGTGTCTGGTTTAGGGCACCGGCGTCAGGCAGGCCAAGAGATGCCGTCGCCTGTGAGCGCATGGCCGTAAGCTCCTGCTGACGGATGCGCTGCTCGTCCCGAATCTGCTGCGAGTTGGACGCCGCTGCCTGCTGCGCACGGTACTGTGCGGTCTGCTGTGCCGAGCGACGACGCTCAGCCTCCAGGCGTGCGTCCAGGGCCACTGCTGCCTGGAACTCTCGGGTGTACCCTGCTACCGAGTCTGCTGTACGGCGCTCAGTAGCCTTGCGATCCTCAGCAACAATGGCATCAATGGCCTGCTTGCGGATCAGGAAGTCTGTCTTGGACGGCTGTGTCGGAGCTGTATCTCCCAGCTGGTTAGTAACAGCTGTCGGTGTGAACACCCGAGACGACTGTCCCGGGTACTTATCCGTTGTGGCAGCACGACGGGCAGCAGCAGAAGCCTTTTCCTGCTCTGCTGCTGCCTGTCGAGCTGCGGCTACTACAGCCTGCTGGGATGCAATGCGCTGCTTGTTGGCCTCTGTCTCTGCCTTGGCAAGTGCCATGACAGACTTGCCCTGCGAGTCATTGAGTGCAATGATGGTGCGCGAAGCAGTCGAGATAGCCTGAGCAAGCGACTTGGAGCGCTTCTCATAGTCGGCCTGCTGCACAGAACCGTTGGCGAACTCCTTGTCAAGGTTCACCATCGCCGTTTCTAGGCGCGCAAGATTGTTTGTTGCCGCAGATACGGCAATATCAATGTTGCCCTTGAGGTCTAGGTTTCCAGACACACAGCGTCCTAACTGCTATTGTGAGTGTAGCGTCTTGCTAGCAATCTTTGCAAGCGCCTCGCTACGCGATGGCAGCGGTTCGAATGTGCCGTCTTCTTCGTTCTTTAGCCCAACGGCGCGGGCATAGCGGTTCTCTCCTGGCTCTGGGTCAGGGTTGCCTGGCATCTTGTTGTACGTCTCAAGTTCCGCCTGCGCATAGCACATGGTGGACATGATGTCGAACTCAACAGCTCCGCTTGACGTATGGCACAGCCAGACAGGGTTACCGCAGGTCTTACATGTGTCTCGGTCCAGCACACCTACAGCCTCCTGGAGACGATAGTCGTGGCTGTACCAGCCAGAGAAGGGGTCCCCCTCTTCCAGCAAAGCCGCCGTGGGGCGCATGCGCGCCTCCACAGCGGACTTGATTCGGCTAACGTACCGAAGGTTCTGCTGGTGCGTTAGCGCTTCGACAAAAAATCAGCGCTCACGGCACGGTCGAAAACGTCCGTGTCGCTGTTGACCCTGTAGACAGCCTGGTCCAGACGGCCAAACTCAGTGGGGTGAAGTCGCCCGTCAAGCGTGGCGATCTTCTCGGCGGTCCAGGTCTTGTCGAGCTTGCCGTCTGCACGGCGGGCCTGGACGATGGAGCGGGCGATCAGCTCATGCGTTAGCTCACGGTAGAAGGGCTCGGCCTTCTCAAAGTCATCCGACTCCTTGTGGCCGTGCTTAGCAACTAGTGCCGAGCGAATAGCCTTCTTCAGCTGCGGGGCCATTCCCTTAAGTTCGAATGTTAGTGCCGATGCCTCGATTCGCTCCCGCAGGGCGTCAACCTCATCGGGGTCAACCCAGGTCAG